GTCCGTACCTTCAGGGGTGGCGCCGAAAAGCGCGCCGCCCTCGGCCGATGCCTTGTTCAGTTTGGCGAATAGCTGGGTGAGATTCGCTTGCCCTTCCGCCTGTGCCTTGGCCTGGTCCATTATGCCAGCGCCCGAAAACCCGAACTGCTGGAACAGGATAAGTTGCTCGTTCACCTTGCCGAGCCACGTCCACATGTCGCTGAGCTTTGCGGTGAGCTCGGAAAACTGGCTCGAAAGGCCAACCCCGGACGCCTTCGCCTCATCCATGCGCTGCTGAAGCGCCTGGACCAGCGCGGTGACCGCTCCGTCCTTGTCGCCCATATCGGACAGGGTGCGGATATGCTCCATCGCCGTATTGTCGAGGATGCCGAGCGACTGGTTGAGGTCCTCCGCGCCCTTGACGGGATCGTGCATCGCCTCGGCCAGCGTCTTCTGGGCATCGGCCGCCTCCACACCAGTCAGGCGTGCAAAGATCTCGACGTCGCCCGCCAGTTTGGTGACCGACTCCTGTGATTTCACGCCGGCGGCCGCGAACGCAGCGGCATTTGCGGTAGACGCCGCGATCGATTGGTGGCTCCATGTGGCGGCAGCTTCGCCCGCGGCGTTCAATTGGCTGACAGACAGGCCAGCTGCGGCGCCGACGCCAAAGGTTGTGGCGGTCAGGCTGCGCTGCGCTGCCTCGTATTGGATCGTTGCGGCAGCGGCAGCGACGGTGACACCTACAGTCGCGGCGATCGCCAGACCCAACGGCGACATGACCGCTGTCAAGGCCGACGTCGTGTTCTCCGTCCCGGCGAGTGCCTGGGTCAGGATCATCGCCGACCCGGTCATCTTGGAATAGCGGCCCGAGAGCGCCTCGTGGACCAGGACCAGCGATTCGGTGGCCACCCGACTGTTGATGTGGGCGGCGGTGTTGGTCGCCGTCGCTGCGGTATCGGCCGCAGTCGCCGCTGTTTCCACGCCGGTGGCCGCCGCGTTTTGCAGCGCCGCACCCGCGGCCCCTTCGTTCGCCGCGGCCAGACCCAACATGGCCGGCGTGATCTTGGAGAGATCGCCGCCGGTCTGTTGCAACGCCTTCGCCATCGCGGACGATGAGACGTTTAGCTGATCACCGAGGCCTGCGACCTTGTTTTTGGCTTCGTCAACCGAGTCCCCGAGCGAGCGATCGACGCTGCCGGTGATCGTGATCTTGACCTCGCCCTCACCTTCGCTGGACATGGATTGCCTCAAATGTTCGGGTGGATTGCGCGAGAGGGCTCAGTCTTCGAACTCGGGGAGATCGAGTTCGACTTCTTCCGACACGTAGCTGCTCGATTCCGCCGGCGGCTCGTAACCGAAGTATCCCGCCAGAAAGATCTCGGCCGGCGGTTGCCGGACAAGCTCGCGGCTGTAGATATTATTCCAATCCTGCAGCGTGCCGTGGTCGAGCCAGTAGTCGGGCGACTGATGGAAATACCGGACGAGCTTCGCCAGGATGCCGTTGAAGTCTATTTCGGGGGCTTCTTCGCCCCCGGCGCTTCCCCCGCGCCGTGCTCCCCCTCCGCCGGCATGGGCACCCAGCCGCCGGTCTGGTATCGGAGCACCAGGAACGCATCGAGCAATTCGGGCGGCGTGACCGTCAATTCATCGAACGTCTCGCGCTTGACGGTCGGATCGGCCGCGGTGACGCCGAGGAATGTAAGCTCGACCAGGTCGACCATTTCATCGGCGGTGCAATCGAGCTGGCCGCCTGACGCGGCGATGCGCTCGATCAGGCCAGCGGCACCCAGTTTGCGGCACAGCGGATAGGCCTTCATGTTGAGGCGCAGGGGAAGGGCGGGGACGTCGAACGCTTGCCCGCCCAGCTTGATCCGTCGTGTGTCGGTCATGAAGAAATCCGTTGGCCGGTGCGCTGCCCGACTTCCCGGATCGTTCCGGGGTGGTCGAGGCTTTCGACGTAGATCGTCGGCAGTTCCAGCGAGGAGGAGAGATAGCGGGGGCCGAGCTTGGCGACCGCATCGAGCAGCGCCAGGCGATTCCAGCGGATGTCCTTGACGGTCCCGCACGCGAGCGGCGGCAGGAAGCGCTTGAAGCGATATTCGCGGATCTTGCGTCCCACGAACTCGACCTCTTTCGCCACCTCGGCCTCGGAACGACGGAACGCCGCCATGATCTTCTCGACGGGCACACCGTTGGCGGTGTTCTCGAAGATCAGGCGGCGCTCTTCGCCAAGCCGTTCAAGCTCGTCCGGCATGTGCTTTTACGCGGCCTGCGCGAAGGCGAACGTGCCGAGCGTGTCGGACGCGTCGGTCGATGCCATGAAGCCGAACGTCGGCTTGGCATAGTCGCCCTGCTTGGTCGAAATCGCCGCATCGCTCGGGATGCAGTTGTTGAGCGTCAGCACGTCCTGGTCGGTGCCGTAGGGGAAGACCATGATCCCGGTGAAGGCGCCGGCCGGGCCCATCAGCGAGTTCGTGATGGTCAGCTTCTCGCCCGACGTCGAGCTGGTATAGAGATAGCTGATCTTCATGTTCTTGTTCGCGTCGGCAGCAGCGAAGGTATAGACGCCCGCCGCGACCGAATACTGGCCCGCTGCCGGGCCCGAGGCGACGCGGGTGAACACCGTGCCGTCGGATGCCAGCACGACGCCCAGATCGGTCGTCCAGGTCGAACTGTTGGCCACCGTGATGATATAGGTGCTGCTGCCGGGCACTGTGCCGGCCTCGTAATCCTGCTCGATGATCGTGCCGGTGGTGTTGCCGACAGCGAACATGAGATCGCCGAACAGGCGCGCCGAGTTGGCACCCATCGTCACCTTGCCGGTCACCGACATGTCGCCGGCAGCGACCGCAACGGGGAGACGATTCTCGCCCGACAGCGACTTGGTGTTGAGCTTGAAATCGATGCTCTGGTCCTGAGGCACATAGGCGCGCATCGGGGTCGGAGCGGCAACGGCGTTGATGCCGAAGAAGCGGCCGGCGCCGAAGATCTTCTTGCCGGTGGTCGAATTGGACATGGCGTATTACTCCTTGGTGCCGGCGGACTTGTCCGCCTTCGGGGTTGCGGTGACGGATTGGGAATCGGTCGCCCCCACCACCGGTGCCTTTCCGGTGATGACGACGCTGAGGCGCTGCTTGAGATCGGCGCAGGCGGCGTGGGCCTGGTTGTACGTCTCGACGCTGTACGAGATCGGCGGCTGCTGCATCCGCTCGGCGAACCAAGCGTCGATCTCCGCCATCACGGCGTCGATGGGGGGCGTGGACATGTCTATCTCCTGGTCAGGGAACGAGGATGGTGATGGGCACGATCAGCATGGCGACACCGTCGAGGTCGCCGTTATCCTTGTGGATCGAGCCGTCGATGAAGGCGCGATAGACCAGGCCGCCGAGCGTTTGCTTCAACCCCGGAAAATCGGGGCGAAAAGCATTTTCCACCGCATCAAGGATATCATTCGATACCTCGGACGGGGTCGTGGATTGGTCCTTGCCGCCGCGGTGAACGATGACCCAGTTGGCGCGCAGGGTCAGCATGTCGAGCTGGTCGTCGTTCGACGTGATCGTTTCCGATCCATCGATCTGGTACAGGGAAGGAGCGGGGGCCTTGTCCCACATCTTCAAGCGGCGCGAGCGCTCGACGAACCGCTCGCCCGAGCCCCAGCTGACATCGCTAAGCGCCAGCAGCGCATCGAAGATGGCGTTCCGGTTCACCGGCTGACCGCCTGTTGAGCGCCGCGGATGGCGGCCTCCTTGAGCCCTTCGACGATATCGTCCGCCTGTTCGGCGAGCGACGATCGCATATAGGACCGTTCCGGAATTCTCGACCCTGGATGGTGGACGATCTTCGCGAAGATTTGCTTGCCGCCGATCATGAAGGCGAGCGCGGCGGCCTTGTTCGGAACGATGTCGTGGGGCGGCGTCGTTCCGCCAAATTCGTGGATGCCGGCATATTTCACATCGCCGGCCGAGAAGACCTCGCCGACGACCTCATCGCCGTCGGTGTGACTGTCCTGCTGGATCGATCGCGCGAGTTTGCCGGAGCGCTGGTTCAGCACTTGCCCGTTCAGCTTATCCTGCACGATATGCCGCTGAAGATTGATCGTCACTTGGCGCATCTTGGTCGCGACGAAGGCGATCACCTGTGACGGCACAGTGGGAAGGTCGGCGAGCAGCTTGCCCGCGTCGAGCCTTGCGCTCAGCATAGCGGCGCTACCGGTATGTAGTTCGATAGGCGCGCCAAGACCGCCTTGTGCATTGCCTCGCGGCTGAACGCGACGGTGGTGGCGCCTGAACTCGAATGGCTGGTCTCGCCGATATGGGTCCGCGAGGAATAAGCCTCGCCGACGAGCTCGGTCACCGCCAGAGAGAGGTCGGCCGGAACGGTGTCGTAGCCAGCGGTATAAGTCACCTGGACCGGCTGGGCGTAGGGCGTCCGCGATCCGATCAATATCACCGCGCGGCCGTCGGTGCAGACGCCGGCGGTTGAGCCGACGATATCGGCTTGCGTGGTGATCGTTTCACCGGCCCAAGCGATCGAGGCGACCGACTGCACGGGCCAGTTGCGCAGCTGGAAGCGCGGGCCGCCGGTGCCGCGATACGTCTCGACATGGGTCGCGGTCAGGATAGTGCGCTGAAGCGTGCTTTCGACGAACGCGGATACCTGGGTGATGAGGGCGGTCAGCAGGGGATCGCTGCCATCGGTGGACAGGTCAAGCCAGCGCTTGACGGCTTCCAGCGTGGTGAGATCCCCTGCCGCCATGATGTTTAGCCCTTCGCGGCGACGTAGCTGAAGCCGTGGTCGAGCAGGTCGGCACAGGCCGCGACCGGGACGGTCACGACGCCGTCAGCATCGGGTTCGTAGGATGTGCCGCGCCAGGAGCAGCCGGAGCCGTCGGCGTTGCGCATTTCGGTGTGGCCGTCGTAGACGACGGGCTCGACCGGTGCGCTGGCCTCCGCTTCCGCGGCGGCCTTGGCGTCATCCGCCGCCTTCTGCTCGGCCTCGGCCTTCTCGCGCGCGGCGAGTTCCTCGGCTTCCTTCGCGGCAGCGGCTTCCGCGGCGGCCTTGGCTTCGGCTTCGACAGCCGCAGCGGCGGCATCGGCTTCCGCCTTGTCGATCGCGTCGATCGCTGCCGTGATGGCGGCGACCGCAGTGGTGCGAGCATCGCCACCCTTGGCGTTCTCGGTCTCCAGCACCAATTCGAGCGACGCCTTGTTGAGCGCGGCAAGCTCCGCCGTCAGGGCAGGCACCGCCAATGCGGCGATTTCCGCTGCGCGCGCGGCGTCGATGGTGATGAGATCACCCATCGGAATTCTCCTTCAGAAAAATGGCCCCGCCGTTTGCCGCGGCGAGGCCAGGTAACCCGGATCAAAGGGAGGAAATCCGGGAGGGAGGCTCGTCAGCCGTTGGCGATGTTGTCGATGACGCCCATCGCAAACGGGGCGTAAATCGCCAGCGTCTCTTCGACGTACACGCCCGACATCTCGGCACGCGTCGTGATCGGCCAGTCGATCTGGTAGTAATCGCGGCGGACCTTCATTTCCGCAACGTTGGGCACCTCGCTCGACTGGTACTGCACCGGCAGATCGCCGGCCCAGCCCAGGATCGTCCCCGCCGA